CGAAACCGGAAAGTTCGTTGAAGGTCGGCACTACGAGAGTTTTAGCGGTAACGATATGATGGAGGTAGTCAGTTACCTTAAGCGTCAAGGCTACCGTGTAGAATGGTAAGGAGACAATCAAGAGTCTAGAGATGGATAATATAAATATTAAATCTACCGTCTGAGAGGAGATAGAATAAACGTTCAGGACACGGGGGCAGTACCCGTCACCTCCACCATAAGCATATCACCGTCTCTAGTAATGAGACCTTGCTAGACACGAAAGAGTTTGTTGTGGTATGCTTATGCGGGGGGTGATATTAGGTTCGACTGACGTAGTAAAGATCAAATCGAGGTAGACGCCATGGTACCAGCGTATCGGACCAAAACTATAAATGCTAACTTTAATGTTGCAAATGACAACCACTTCGAGGATATCCGCCTAGCGGCTTAATCGACTTGTAGTCACGGGGTATGGGTTCCACCCTGTCATATAACGGGCCCAATTACTTATAACAATTAAAGGATATAACATTGATTAAATTCTCCGAAGAGGGAATCGCAAAGTTTATCATTTTTTGTTTTGTCTACTTAATTCTTATTTTTGTATCTATGGCAACATTGCCGGGTAATGCAGACAGTCACGAAGTAGATAAAGATAGTCTGAACTGTTTAGCTAAAAACATATACTTTGAAGCTAGAGGAGAAGAAATTATTGGTCAATATGCTATTGGTCTCGTAACTCTAAATCGTGTAAAAGACAAAGATTTCCCTAATAACATCTGCGACGTTGTATATCAGGCAATAAAGATAAACAACAAAATAGTAAAATATAAGTGTCAATTTTCTTGGTATTGTGACGGTAAATCAGATACACCAAAAGATTTACAAACTTGGTATAAAGCTATTAATATAGCAGATACATTACTACACTTTAATGTAGAAGACTTCACAAGAGGTTCTAGATTTTATCATGCGGATTATGTCGTACCTAAATGGAGCAAAAATAAAAAGGTATTGATTAGAATAGGAAAGCATATTTTTTATGAATAATTTTTATAATAGTCTCGCTAACGATAAGAAACTATCGATTATTGCTGGACCGTGCGTTTTTGAAAATCAAGAGTTGGCAGTGGAAATCGCAGAGACTCTAAAAGAGATTTGTGACGATTTATCTGTCAACTTTTGTTTTAAAATGAGTTTTGATAAAGCAAATAGAACATCATCCTCTTCATACAGAGGAGACTTTGATGGTGCGTATTATGCATTTGATTCAATAAGAAATAGAGGTATACCTACATTAACAGATGTACATGAATCTTGGCAATGTGCCGTAACTAATGCTGATATTCTTCAAATACCAGCATTTCTCTGTAGGCAAACTGATCTTCTAAAATCAGCTGCCGAAACTGGTAAACCTGTGAATGTAAAAAAAGGACAATTTTTATCTCCATGGGAAACGAAAAATATAGTTGACAAGATAAAATCCTTTGGTTATAATGAAGTAATGTTAACTGAACGAGGTACAACATTTGGATATAACAATCTCGTTGTTGATATGCGTTCATTAGAAGTGATGAAAGAATATGCACCTGTCATTATGGATTGCACACATGCCGTACAATATCCAGGAGGTCAGGGAGGTTCAAGTGGGGGTGATAGACGTTTTGCTTCTGTTATTGCTTATGCAGCTACCGCTGTATCAATAGCAGGACTCTTTATGGAAGTCCATCCAGATCCTGATAATGCACCGAGTGATGGTCCTAATATGATTAAATTAAAAGATTTTCCAAAAATAATAGAACAAATTTTAGAAATTGATGGAGTGGTTAAAAAATGATTTATGGTAAAGTTTGGGGTCAGACAGAATCTCTTTTAGTGACTCCCATGATTGAAGTCCACAGAATCATTACAAAGTCTGGTTATAAATGTTCAGAACATTTACATAAACACAAGTGGAACGGATTCTATTGTATTAGCGGTAAAATGAATATTTTTGTACGTAAGAATGATTATGATCATACAGATAAGACAGAACTAAGACCAGGAAATTTCACTACAGTGAAGCCGGGTGAATATCATTGGTTTGAATGTGTAGAAGATGCTGAGGTACTAGAAATCTATTACGCTGAAGCAATCTCAGAAGATATTGTAAGAAAGAATACTGGAGGAATTATTTCGAAATGATTGATAAGAATAAGTTCAATCAAGAAATTGAAGATTTTGTGTATGAAACTGGTGAATCTTATATTGACGCAATTATCAATTTTTGTGAAAAGAATAATGTAGAGATTGAATCTGTTGCTAAAATGATTAATAAAGTTATCAAGGCGAAGATTGAATCAGAGGCTAGTGATTTAAATTTACTAACAGAGAAATTATGCAGATTGCCCATGTGATGTCGTTTCCTGGTTTCAATGCGTATAAAACTTATCTTGCGCTGAGAAGTCATTTTACGACTGATTATGATTACTTTAAATATAATGGTAAACTGAGAGTAAAGGAGGAATCTTTTTTAAGACGTAAAGACAAGTTTTTCTTCGAGAAGATAGAAAGGAGGCATAAGAAGGAACTTGTTCCATTCTTCGTTTCAAATCTAATCAAGGAGGATAATAATTGGAGTGGAGGTCTTGTTTCTGACAAGGCTGAACAAGTCTTTAACGAATGGAAGAGAAAGTTCCAGTCACTTAAATATTCATTCCGTGAAGATATGAGTAAACTTCGTGATTATATGGATCGGAATGATCTTCAGTTTGATGAGGTGTTTCAGTGTGATGATGGGCAACATCCAATAATTCTGAAACTCCTCATCTCTGAAGATATATCAATCGAGTCTTTTATTATACTAGACAAAGTGCTAGGATTCGTGAAAAAGATCAATAAATACGTTGACGATTTCATTTGGATCGAGTATAATAAGAAGATAGTAAAGTATTCGTCATTTATTGAAATTGATCCAAAGGAGTATCGTCATGTCGTAAAATCTATATTTGTTTAAGTCGTATAAAGTCGTATTAAGTAGTTTTAAGGAGAATCAAAAATGGCAGCAACATCTTTTGCCGCACTCAAGAAGTCAAGTAAGTCATCACTTCGTGACCTAGTAACAGCAGCCGAAAAGGTCACGGCACGAGACGAACTCAACACAAACGAAAATATCTGGAAGCCTGAAGTAGACAAGGCAGGAAACGGATACTCAGTCATTCGATTCCTACCAGCAGCCCCTGGTGAAGAACTTCCATGGGTCAAGGTATACAATCATGGATTCCAGGGTCCTGGTGGTTGGTGGATTGACGAATGTCGAACCACAATTGGCGAAAAGTGTCCAGTTTGCGAACACAACTCTATGCTTTGGAACTCAGGTGTAGAGTCCAACAAGGATATTGTTCGTAAGCAGAAGCGTCGATTAAACTATTATTCCAATGTTCTAGTCGTATCAGATAAGGCAAATCCTCAGAATGAGGGACAAGTGTTTCTTTATCGGTATGGCGCAAAGATCTTCGAAAAGATGCAGAATGCAATGCAACCTCAATTTGAAGATGAAGATCCAATGAATCCTTTCGATTTCTGGGAGGGTGCTAACTTCAAGTTGAAGATTCGTCGATATGAAGGTTATCAGAACTATGACCTATCAGAGTTTGATAAGAGTTCTGCTGTATCTGACGATGATGCAAGGATTGAAGAGATTTGGAACTCTCAACATCCACTATCTAAGTTTCTTGATGTATCTGAGTTCAAGTCATATGAAGAACAAAAGACTCGACTCAATCGTGTTCTTGGTCTTGATGGTGGTCCTGAACTAAGTGAAGTTGCTCCAGCACCTCAACCTCGTGTTGCGGCAGCTAAGGAAGAAGATAGTGTTCCTTGGAGTAATGATGATGAAGAAGATGACGATAGTCTATCATTCTTCAAGAAATTGGCAGAGGAGGATTGATAAAATATCAGAGGGGACTTCGGTCCCCTCTTTTTTTTATGTAAAAGCTACAGAAAATCGAGACGCAGCAGATCTTGTTGGCGATTGTGTATATTGAGAAATACCACCAGAAATAGTAGTTTGACGATTACTATTATTGATAATAGTCTGTGATTGATCTACACTAGTTGGTGAAGAGGAACTAGGTGACGCTATAACTATAGGAGCTTGTGATTTCATTGCGTTATTCATTGAAACCATCTCCGCTTCTAAACCATTCATTCTAAGAGATCCAGCTGCGAAGGTTGGTGCCATCATTACTGTTTCTCCTGGCATCATAGACATCGGGATTGGAGTAACATCTTTTGGTAGTACATTGACTTTACCGCCCACGCTGGTTTCGTTCAATGTATCATTTCCGGTACCACCGATGAGAGATGAAGGAACTATCATAGGAGTAGGTGCCGTGGATGATTTAGATTCTTTACTCGCTTCTTCTAGTCTATATCTGGCATCTTTTCTATTTGGACCTATTTTAATTGATCCAAACGCATCCTTTTGTAACTTTCCCGCATAATAAGAAAATACTCTCTCTTTCGGGATGCCGGCTCGGGGGGCGGGTAAAGTTTTAATCCAATCCACTATTGTTTTAAAATCGCCTTCGGTTAAAGATGCACCAGTACTTGTAGCCTGCAAAGCAAAGTTATTAATAAATTTTCGACCTTGTTTCCAATCTAGATATTTCAGTCCTTCTAATTGTTTTGATATTCTTTCATTTTGAGTCTTTCCAGCGGCTTCACCACCAACGTCTTTATTCTGTGCAATATTACTACCCAGTCCCGTGGCCACTCTTGTTAATTCTAAATTCTTCTCTCTTTCTTCAGGGGTCGACACCACTGATGAGGATCCATAGTCCATAGTATCGTTCTCACCAGGAGATTTTTCAAACTTTGGAATACCAAATTCTTGGCCAATAGTTTTTCCTTGTGCTTCAAATTCAGCAGCTTTCTTTTTATACTCTTCCATTTCTTCAGAAGCTTTTTCAATAATAAAACTAGTAAGTTCGTAAGCTGCAAATACAGCACCAGCAATAGCAAATCCTCTTATGGCAGTTCTAAATAAATTTTTAAATGAAGTTTTCAATCTTCCTCTTGTCTTATTAGCTGAATTCTTTAGATCTGTCTTATCTTTTGGATCTATTAGGTTGTTTGCGGCAGCTTCAGCCGCTTCTTCTGTTAATTCTCCAACACCAAGTCCAAAAGCTTTGCTTATAGTTCCACTTAAAACTCTACCAACGCCTAGTGTAAGAATACCTAATCCTTTGAAGAAAGGTATAGGAAATAATGAAGCAAATAAACCTACACCACCAAATACAGCCGGTAAATTTTCTGCTAGATAATTTTCTATTTGACTTCCAAGAGTAACCTCACCATTATCATCTTGTTCTTTTAAACCTAGTGATTCTACGACTTTTCTACCCAACCAAGTAAACGCTGCTGTTATAGCACCAGCTCTCCAACCAAATAAAGCAGTAACAAATAAATTAGGTAAGTTTAAGTTTTCTTTAAAAATTTCCCAAGCAGCGTTACCAACGCCTTTAAAAAAATCAGAGGTAAAGAAATTGCTCGCGGATTTTTTAATGGTATTAAGAAGCTCATCAGTCTTTTCTGGTGCTAGAAATGCACCTAGAATTAACGCACCAACAAGTGTACTTAAAACACCACCAAGAGATATACCCTTTCCTACTTCTATAGCTTTATCTTTTACGCCCGTCGCCGCGCTTTTTAAAGTAGTACCAAATTTAGACTCTCTTTTTTCTTCAGCGGCCGTCGCTCTTTCTCTAGCACGATTAATTTTCTCAGCAGTCTCTTGTTTTTTATCTAAGTTTAAATTTTCAGTGTTTACCTTCAAAAAAGATGCGAATAATTTTCTAAGACCTCTGATATTCTCATCTATGCTTTGAACAGCATACATGGTGCTTTCTTGAAATGATAACGCCATCATATCAGAAGTAGCTGCACCAGATGGATTAGGGTTAGGAAGCATTTTGTCTGTTCTTCTCTTCTTGTTCTCTCAGATGTTCTAGCAACATCTGAATGTATATTTCTCTCTCAAACGGTATCATATCATCTAATTCAGTCAAAGAATATTTATGATATTGCATCAACGAAAAGTTAAGTCTATAATAACTAGCTAGACTCGTATGACAGAGACTTATCCAAAAAAATCTTCAAAGCCAGATACATCTGTTTCAACCTCTTCATCACATTTTTCACATTTATACTTTGCTCTTAAACGACTGGCAGGCATAGTTTGAAAGAATCTTGTAATTTTATCAAATTGCTCTTTAGAAAGACTTTCTAAAAATTCTAAAACATCTTTTTGTGTAAAATCGTTGTAAACCGTTTCTTGATCGTAAACATATTCTATACTAGTAGAAAAAATATCAAGAACATTTGTAGGATCAATATCCATAAAGTCAGTCAAAGAATTTATAGTAGGATACTTCATCTTCACACCAATATTATCGTTTAATAAAAATGTATCAGTATGATCTTCATTTGTATTATAAACAATATTATCTAACTTGACTTCTACATCGTTCATGTGGCCACAATTTTCCACATCATGTTTTAGTTTAAACTGTGCCGTTTCTCCTACACTTTTAGATCTTATATGAAGAAACATATGTTCAAAATCAAAATAAGCTAAACTATAAGGATCAATATCCTCCGGCTCAATAACACAATTTTTTAACATTTGACAGATAGCGTCTATCATGTCTTTTCTCTCACCACTTTCAGCAGCTATGAGAAGCAACTTTTCCTCTTTTACAAGAAAAGGTCTAAATTTAACATCAACTCCATTTGACGGTAGTTTAGTCGTAAAGTGTGGGGCTACTATTGATGGTAAAGCCATTTTATTCTCTCCAAATCAGTCATTTTTATTAAGTAGATAAATTAGCAGTACTTGTTGATCCTGCTGCGTTTTGTTCATAATATCTATAAGTGAACGTTACATTAATTCTAGGTATAGCATCAGAAGCCCAAGATAAACTTACTGGAGCGACTTGTATAGGATATGCTTCTATCAATTTTGTATTATATACTTTGGCACCAGTTCTTCGTAGATTGTGAATATCTATCGTTCCAATATAATCATCATAATAACCAGAACGAAATCTCGAACCATCTGATACGGTACGATTAATTCGATGTGTTCCTACAACCTTATCTAACCATCTATCAAAATACTCTTTAACACGATAATCGTCTGATTCTATGAAAGTTATAGTAGTCTCTAGATAAAGTGCTGCATACGCTACTTTTCTTTGAGGTCCAATATAAACCTGTTCTGTTGTAGCAATACTTCTTCCAGGCAATTGTACAGAGTCTGCTCTATATGTTAAATCTGGATCACCAATTCCAGCTGGACCACTTATTATAATTTCGTAGTCGCTTTCTCTCGCTGGAGGAACATTATTAAAAATAGAAGTAAATCTATTTAAATCTATAGGCATTATATCATCCTTCTTGAGTCTGCCCAGACTTTAGTCTTCGACGCTTTCGCAAATCTTTCCAGTGGTAGGAATAGGGCAATATCCCATTCACTAGACGATATTTCAATAAATCTAGATCTAACATGATTTGATAGATATCTTTTGAAAGTTGGTTTAAATGGAGCAAAACGAGAAGCCGCTTTTAATATCTGATAACCAATCTTCAATTTAGTCTTTTCATCGTATCTTCTGTCCGTAGACAGTTCGTATAATTTATCCATTAACTTTGCTCTAAGAGTTAGTGGTAAATAATGCATGTTGATACCATAGAAACCACCTGGAGCTCCTTCTACTGGAAAGATCAAAGGATATCTATCATAATATGGTAACGTATCTTTCGTTTTAGGATCATAATTGAAAAGATACATCTTTCCTATTGTGGTCCTATTTTTATATTTCGCTCTCTCAACCCTAACAACAGCTTCCGGCGTAACACTAGTTGTTCTCGCTGTGTTGCGAAACCAATCTCTAGACGTTTGTGTCCTAGCTGGTAATTGTCCAGACCTCACTCCCTGAGCCAGAATTTCGTCAAAAGTTTTTGATGCCA